ATTCATCATCCGTGGCCGACTTACCGGGCAACGGGATCTTGTCTGCGCCAATCATCCGCTGGGCATGCACATAGCTCTTGGCCAGCGAAACAGGGTCAGTAAAATTGCGCAGGCTCGGCTCAGCCCGCAAATCATCTGGCAGGCTGTCAAAGAACCCGACAGGTGCAGCCGGAGCTGCGGTCGCGACTTCTTGAGATCCAGTAGCCTGGGTTGTCTCTTCGCTCATGTATTTTCCCTCATCCCGCCTTCGGAGAGCATCCTGACGACCAAAAGCACAGCATCACGCTGCCCCTCCTTGAAGGCGGAATAGTGAGGATCGCCAGGAACAAACGTGCTGGCCTCAAACGCAAACCGCGACTTGAGATCAGCCAATACCTTCTGGCCGTCTTCCGTATTAAACGTCCGACGATACGCCAGCTTCAGATCTTCAATCTGCTTCATGCCATACCCCCAGGAAGACCGCCAACAGCCTTAACAAGCGGCGCCACGTTCTTGGCCTGCTCGCTCTCCATCATGGCTTGCTGCATCTGTGCTTGCTGCTGTGCAGCCTGCTGAGCCTGGCGACGAATCCGGGCAACCTCTTCATCCGAGCGGATAACCCGCGCCGGGATGCCCGTCACCTCGACCAAGTACTGCACCAGCCGATCGGCATCCAGGTAATCCATCACAGGCGCAATCTCGGCCACCTGCATCATTACCTCAAACCCGCGCAGCATCGACTGCAGATCCGTCAACTTCTGAGCCTTCGCCAGCGGCGACACATACTCAATGTCGATGTTCTGACCCTGAAGCTCCTCCGGGGCTGGGGGGAGAAGGCCCTCCCGGAGGAGCAGTGCAAAGGCGCGAGAGATCAACGGCTGCAGCAGCTCCGATTGCAAACGGCCCAGAACCGGCCCGAGCAACCGCATCTTCTCTTCGTTCCGTTGCAACACCTCGGTCGCCGTCATCGCAGAACCCTGCGCCAACAGCAACTGATCCACATAAAACGCCTGGCGAATAGCCATCCGGCGCTGCTCTTCCATGTTCAAACCAAGCGGATTGTTTGCGCCAATCTGCAATGGCTCCAACCGATCCCGCGTGCCAGCCCGGTAGAAATTCAACGATCCAGGCGTTGTGCGGATCGGCAGCATAAATCCATCATCCGGCGCCATCAGCGGCGGATCTACCTGCTTCTGAGCCGCACGGATCGTCGTCTCCGACATCTTGTTCAGCATCTTCACATCCGGCAGCGCCGTCATCGCAGGCGATCGACCATACGTCGAAACCGAATCCTTCACAAACCGAGGCACCATGAACGGGAATTCGTCAAACCCGCCCTCAGACAACAGCGCCTTTGTCGCTTTATGATAATAAACCGACGCAACTGGCTTATTCTTGGCAGCCTTGCCCTTCGCCTCTCCACGCGGATAAACCACATGGACAATCTCATGCTCTTTGTACGGCTCGCTCTGAACATCCTTCAGAACCGCCGTGGGCAAGTTGTTCCCAAATTGCTGGCCCATCGCCCGCGCAGTCATCTTGAACTTGCGGTAAACCGTATCAACAACCCCAAGCGAATTCTCCGAAATGCAAATCTCAGCAATGTGCCGAGTTGCAAACCGCAAATTCTCGCCGTCCATGTCCAGGTAAATGGCACCCGTGCCAAATACCACCAGGTCATAATACAGCTCATGCACCTCTTGCTGGAAGTTCGACCGATGAAACGCCTGGTACATCTGGTCCAAACAAACTTCCAACCACTCATTCGCAGCATCATTCCGCTGCAAACCAGGCGCACGATACCGCAAGGAAAACCACGGCGTACTCGGGCTGGTCATCATCCCATGCAACGAAGCCGACAACAGCTCAACCGCGTGAATGGCCGTGCCGTCAAAAATCAACTCAGTGCGCTTGTCGCCCTGAGTGCGCTTCTTCGTAATATCAGCCTTACGCGGCAACATGTAATCCGCCAGCTCTTGCCAGTGCTTTTCCCAGTTAGACCGGGAATTCGACAAGTCCTGATACCGACGATCAAGCTTCGCAACCAGCGGATCAACCTGCATCACATGCCCCCATAGCTAGACATCAAAGACCGACGCGCTCGATCCTCTTTCGTCTTCTTCTTAACCGCGCCACCCTCCATCCGACCAGCCATCTTCTGGTTCAGACGCTCCAGCGGATCTACATCAACCGAAGCCGACATCCCCTTGGCAACCTGGTTCGACTTCTTCCCCATCAAACCAGCAATCATCTTGCCATTCATCATTGGATCAAACCCCCGCCCATCAACGACCGCCGCCGACGCAACTGGCCAGTCGCCTCCTGATCAGCCAACAAACCCAAAGATGACGTTAAAATAGTCGATCGACGCCCCTTGGCCGCAGTCTCCGCAACCGCCTTTTCAGCATCGCCCGTCGCAGCCGCAGCAATCAACGCCGCCTCAGCCTGGCCACCAGATGCCGTCGTCGTACCAGGACCCGTCGAAACAGGAATATCAGCAGCCTTCGGACCCTCAACCGCAGGCGCCGCAGCACTCGGCGGCGGAAGCAACGGCTCAATCGGAGCCGGAGGCGGCGGCGGTACAGGAACAGGCGCGGGCGGCGGAGCCGGAGGTGGGGGCGGCGGAGCAACAGGCAACGGAGTTGGCGCAGGCGCAGGCTTACGATCGGGGCCATCACGCTCAGCAGGAGAAGCAGCGGGCTTGGCACTACCAAACGGCAAACCAAGCGTTCCAGTAGATGGCCCCGAAAGCACGCTAAGGCCACCAGCACCAGCACCAGATGCCGTGCCTTTATTGCCAATCCCTAATGCGTTGCCAATCGATTTGGCAAAGTCCTTCATCGCTTGCCCAAAACCACCAGATTTAGCCGCCATCCCGTCACCTCATGCCGCAAACGGATCGTAATCCATCTCCGCCTGCCGTTGTGGAGCCCTCATCATAGGCCCAGCCTCTCTATACCCAACCGCAAAATACCGAAACGCATCAGCCGCATGGCTCGTCCAGTCATGCACAGGGTTCGCCCGAAAACTCCGCGTCCGCTCATTGTACGCTCGATGATACGACCGCAAAGCCTCCAAACCCACATTACACCGATCCCGGTCAAACCACAAACGCGGAATCAACATCTGCGCCGCGTGTATCCCATCCTCAATCGGCAACCGAGGAACAACCCGAAAGTTCAACCCCAAGTCCCAGGCAACCTCCCGCCTACTCTTCCCACTCCCCAACTCCCGAACCTCAATATCATGCGGCGCATTGTGCGTCCCATACAAATACCCACGCTTGTTCAACACCTCACAATAATGCGGCAAACCCTCATTCCGAGCCTCATAAAAATCTATCACATGTACCGCACGACCAATCGTCTGCGTAAACCAAACCGCCGTACTATCCCCAACACCCAAATCCCACCACGTATCAACCTTGTGCGCAGGATCATACGGAACCTTGCAAATCCGACCACCAGCCTGCGCAGCCTCCAACTCCTTCCCGTAAATCGCACCAGGAATATTCGCATTCCAACTGCACTCAAACTCCTGCTGATACTGGTCATCCGTCATCGTCTGCTTGGCAGCCGTCAATTCTTCTTCGTCTAGGATGCCCGTCTCACTCGCCTTGTTCACAACACACAGCCAATCATCATTGCCACTCGCCTGCTCATACAAATCGTAAAAAGCATTGTGACCCTTCGGCGTACCAACAAACACAGCCCAACCCTTCCGATCCGACAGCGCCGGTCGAATAACCTCGGGGAACACATTCTCAGGCATCTGCGCAACCTCGTCCATCACGCAGCCGTCCAAGTAAATACCCCGCAAGCTGTCCGGGTTCTCAGCACCGAGCAAGCTAATCCGACCACCAGTCGGCAAGTCACACCGCAATTCCGTCTCGTGAAACTTCACACCAGGAATCGCGCCAGCAAACTGCTTCAAATAATCCCACGCCACGTTCTTCGCCTGCCTGTAGGTCGGCGCCATGTACGCATAACGCGGATTCGACTTCTGCGACATGATCGCATCACGCAAAATGTGATTGATCGCCCAAACCGTCTTCCCAAAGCGACGGTGACACACAACAACACCCCACCGCTTGGCATCCATCTGCGCATGCAACTCACGCTGCAATGGCCGAGGAGCGTAAGGAATCACGATGTTCTGGCGCTTGGAAGACATGGCAGCCTCAGTGTGTGGATGTTTCGTAGACCCGTTATATCGCCCTATAGGTCGGCGGGTCGTTTGGCGGGGGGTGGGGGGTCGGGGCCGTGGATTTCGGCAGCCCAGGCCGGGTAGGCCATTGATATTGCTGCGGAAATTCAAGGGGGGTATGCCTTGCGGCCAGCACATCCCCGACAGCCAGGCCATTCATAACGCCAAGTCGCCGGGGTGCTGCATCGGATAACATGCCAATCGCTAACCCATTGATAACGCTGCATTCCATTATCCGATAAGGCGTATTATGTAATATGACGCCGAGGCTGCGCTCCCCGCGCGTGGCTCGGCAGGCAGCGCGTCTGATATATAGGTCATTCACCTGCTTTCGCATCCACCGCGTGATCGCCTCCCGCCCAACTGATGGTGATCGACTGCTGCGCAGGTGCATCCTCTTTGCGGTCTCTGATGCCATGTGGCTGGCTGCGTGCCAAGGTCCAGCGCAGCGTTTCAATCTCGAGCTTGCGGCGCTGGATCTCGGCTCCCAACCAGCGTCCATCGCATGGCGTTCCATCTTGATGGGTCTTTGGCAGCTCGGCCATTGCGAGCTTGTTGATACGGTCAGAGTGCCACTCGGCTTGCATGATGCGGCCTTGGCGGTAGATCTCGAACATGTTTTCATCGCGTGCGACGGCTGATGTGATTGCGCGATAGGATGGCATGTGCGGATCTTCTACGATCTGCAGGAGGTTTTCTCCCATTGCCATGCGCTCAGCGACTTCGGTCATTATGGCCTTGGTCACTTTGACCACATGGCCTTTATTATTTCCGCCCATTGCGTCCTCCTTTGGGTTTCGCGGATGTTACATCAATCTGCCCATCAGTCCAAGTGTTTGGTGATACTTCGCCCAGGGTCATCAATTGGATGTGCATTTGCTGCTCGGGCTCTGGTTGTAGGTATGATTGGTGTTCTGGATGCAGGCACCACCTGGTGACCAGGCCTACTGTTGGATGTCCAAGGCGCTGGGCCATGTCTGCGTATGTGAGGTTCTTGGCTTTGCGCCAGGCTTCAAGCTTGTTCATCATTCAGCTCCATCATGAGTGCGAGGTAAGCGATGGCATCGATGATGCTATCTTCGTGGTATCCGTTTGCGAGGCGTGCGAGTTTCAGCTCTGCCATGATCTGTGCGGCCTGGACCTTTGTGATGTTGGTCCGTGTGATCTGCGTCATTCGATCGGCGAGGCGTTGGAAGTTGTCGTGTGGTGATCCGTATGCGTCTTGCCTTGGACCATTGATGAGAGCTGACGCCTGATCGAGTGCGGCTTGTGCTTTAGAAAGGTATTTCATCTTCCAGCTCCTGGTCTCTGATGGCTGTGACTTCTGCGCCTGGGAATGCAGCCTTGGCTGCATCGATCATTTCTTTGGCGAGGCTGCGTCTGTACATGGTCAGGGCCAGGACCATTTCGCGCTCGGTGATCAGCTCCAATTTCGGATATGCCTCCTGCGCTCTCTGCCAGGCCCTAGCATCGCGCATCAGGCCGAAGCTATACCCATCTGCCTCAACGACCCACACCTGCGCTGTAGGCGGCTCTCCGTGAGCCTGCGAGGCAATCTGATCCATGGCCTGCAATCCTCTGACGCAGACCGATGCTCTGACGGCCACTTCATCTGGATCTTGCGCATCGATGGCAGCGTTGAGCTTGGCCATTGCTGAGCCGTACTTTGCCGCCACGTCTGCCGTCACCAGCTCCACGAGCCGATCGATGCCCCACTTCCGATCCATCTCATTGGCCATGCGATCAAACGGTGCGAGCGCGAAGTCACACTTGATCTGGGTTGCCGACACATCCCGATGCAGGACACGATCGGCGCTCCGCTGTCTCTTTGGTTTGGTTGGTCTATGCTCAGTCATCTTCACCTCCATTTTTCTGGGGCTGTAGGAATTAGGAAACCCTAAAGGGTTTTCCTAATCCTCCTACAAATTTGCCCGTGTGTAGGATTTACTTAGGAATTTGTAGGAATTGTAGGAAACGCAAGCGTAAGCCATTGATTTCGTTACATCCACTTTTCCTACACAACTCATACACGGCCCTCTTTGGCCGACACCCACAGATAACCCTCGTTTTGGGTCATGTAGCCGCTCAAAAGCAGCCCTTCGAGTGCCTGTTTGTACCCGGCTCTGGGGTTTGCGCCGCCCAGTTTCCCTTGTGCGAACCTGCCGAAATCGACCTCATCGATGACCCAGTATGTGTTCGTTTCTGGCCAGCCCACCCCGCCTGGGTTCTTCATGCCGATGCCTTCGTCTCTCATCTGCTTGAATGCCTGGACGAGTGCGATTTGGTTTCGGCCTGTCGGTTTCTTTTTCTTGGCGTCTTCGACATCTTGGTCGTTGGCTCGTTCGATCGTGCATGTGGTGACTTGATCGCCGTCTGCGTCGAGGCCCAGCTCGTGGACCTTGAGTTGGAAGGTGATTGGTTTCTTGGGTTCAAGATCTCGCTGCTTGGTGGCTGTTGCGATTCGGATGTTGTCTTTGACTTCCAGCTCAATCTCTGTGTCGGTTGCAGCTCTGAGGCTGCTGTGACCTCTGGCGCCTTGTGCTGCGTCTTTTCCTGTGTGGTGTACGATGAGGACGTGCGCACCTGTGAAGTCTCTGAGGGCGTCGAGGTTGTTGATGAAAGCTGTCATGTCTGTCGGCCCGTTTTCATCACCGCCTGACATGGCTCGGCTGAGAGTGTCGACCACGATCATGGCAAGCTTGCCGTATTGCTGTTCGATCTGCTGGCACAGTGCGCCCAGCTCTGGCATGTCGGCTTCTGGATGGAGGAGATCCACCGGGCTGGCTCTGACGGCCAGCGGCACGTTTGTGCAGCCGTGCTTTTGTGTGAGTGCGTAGACCCTATTCTTGAATGCGTGGCCGCCTTCTGTTGCGAGGTACAGGACCGGG